AGTCTTTTATTTTGTTGTAAATGATTGACTGTCAAGCGATTAATGATGTTGATGTTTTGTGTGGGTAACAAAATAGTAACAATAACGCAAATCCAGTCTTTGGTATCTGTTTTATATGGCAAAGGTATGAAAAACAATCCGTCGGGTGAATGTTTTAATGTACTTTAATGGGGCTTAATTGGCTTTCTTGTGGTCAGATTTTCACCTTTAACATACATTAACTTGGTTGCACTACTATATAGCTACCATATAACTACCATATAGCTAACATAAAGCTACTATATATCCACTATATATCTACTGCACAATGGGCAAAAATCTCACGTTCCTCGGGGATTTGGAGGATAGAAATAAAGTTCCTATATTTGCACCGTCAATCAGTTGCGGTTGGCGCAATAAAATGCCCTTCTTCAAGGTATTACATACCTACCAAATAAATAGGTGTCCCCAAGTTCTTGACCGCAACCAAGGCTTGGGGATTTTTCGTATTTGGGGATTGACATTCAGCGGTTATACAGGGAGACATTTTGGCCGCTGTCTCAAACCCTCTACAAGGCTGCATAAAGCGGTGCACGGAAACGTGCAGGGAGTGCGATAGAGGGGAGTCGAATCTGGACTCGCACCATGAGCGTAATGAAACAGATGAAGTGTTGCGGCCCTGCTGGTTTGCGCATTCCTTGAAAACGGACTCACGTTCGGTTGAAATTAATCAAACAAAGGAGACCCCTGCGGCAGTTGGTGAGAAATTTTTTCTTGCACTTCTGCTTAAGGGACTCTTTGTCCATGTACGGATCTACGATTGGTTGTTCAGTCGTTTATATATTCAATATATATTATACAGTAAGTATAAAGTAAAATATAATATAAGAACATCAATTCAAAAAATAAAAAGTCGAAAAATCAAAATAAAAAAATGTCGGAAATGGATATCAACAAAGAAATTCAAGCACTGAAAAAAGATGTCAAAGAGCTACAGAATGACATCATAAGCAACAGAGATGACATTTATGATATTAAAGAGTCTTCTAATGAATTAGGCGCAGCGATATTTGTAGTAGGCGGTTTATTATCCATTGCGCTATTCGTATTATACGTTTTAGTGATTTGCAAGCTATAGGTACGAGGTGGCATTATGTCACTATTTCGATTCTCCTCTCTTTGTAAAAGCGAGATACTCGTCAAGAAACTGTTTTTTCTTTATAGCTGATTGCATTCTTTCATCAAACGCTTCCTGGGTTTCGTTCTCCTTGCGTTTGGGGAAAACGGAGAAGAACCTTTCTTTTAGTATAGGCATTGATTGTTGTGTGTTCTCGTCTCTTAGCAGACTCCAGTGGCACAGGATATTGTCCCTCCAGATTATGTGACCACCATTGCGAATGATTTCATGGGAATATTCGTCCATGCAATGCGAGGGGTAAAGCGGCAATTCGGTTACTCCGTCTTCAACAAAGAACATAGTTAAGAACTTGCCCTCCCCATAACTTACAGCAAATTTATATACTGGTTTATTAGGCAGGTTTTGACACCAACATATAGAAACCGCAAGGTATCCTGTAATATTTTGATCTCCATATACCATCCCACAAATGTATCTTTTCAAATAATTACTATGAATACTCTTAACGCATATTGGATTTGAAACATCAAATCCAAAGCGGCCGATGGAATTAGCACATCTTGCAAGTTCTGTCTTGCTGTATTTCTGGATGTGTCTTCTCGGCCTCAAAGGAATGTCTTTCTTTAGACTATCATCACTATTTTCCAAGATGTCCTCATAAGAGATTCCCTTCTTTCTTGAATGTGTTAAGGTGATGAGTATAAGGGCATACAAAAACAAACCTACACATAACCAAAATACAACTTTAATAATCATAGCAAATAATTTTTAAATTCTTCCCATCATTTTATGTGCCTGTACCAAGTCGTTGCCTTTTGTTGCCAATAAGAACCAATACAATGCAGTTCCAAATATGCAGCTCAATATCCAATGACCATCATGCTGCCAATAATTTATCCAAAGTTGTATGGAGCTAAGAATAAAGGCGGCAAAGTAAAAGAAGAACTGGGTGTATACCCCTGTTGGGCTTAATCCCAAAATGAAGTATGGGGCGAACACAACGTGTTTGTCAATAAGATGGGTGACCACACTGAACGGTATCGTGCAAACCAACAATAGGATTATTGGGAAAATACCGAAGTTAACTACATACTTCATAAGGAAGATAACAATTGCGCTACAAATCGCACACACTACAAGTGTGTAAAGAATACCAAATAATGTTTTCATATTACCAAAGTTTAATTATCCTACATTTACATTTCTCTTATTGATACCACCGATGTTGGAGGCAAGAGTGTCGTAACACTCCTTGATCGCTTCGTACTTAGCCTTCCAGATGGATTCGTCCTGTGATGGTGTGATGGCGGCTTCGACCTGTGCGCTGCCACTGTTGGACTTGCACATCTCGCCCTCACCACGGAGAAGCCATTCGGCTGAGATGTCAGGGAATGCCTCTAATATCTTGACAACAATATTCGCTGCCAAAGTTCTATCTCCACGAAGTTGTGGGTTGAGAGTAGCTTGTGCGACATTAATCTGTTTTGCGAGCGAATTAATCGAAATAGAGTTACAGGATAAAAATTCTCTAACCCTCTGTGTTACAAGATTTTCCATACATTATTTACATTTTAACCATACTTAATTAACCTTAAACCATAATCTAAATAGAGTAATTTACTTGCGTAATTAATCTGATTAGATTATCTTTGCACCGTTGAAAGTTCAAGGATTACTCCTTGGCTTGTAAAAGGTTTACAAAGATAATAAACAAAAATGAATATGCAAGCGGAATACAAAAAAATTATCAAAGTATCGCCAGAGAGTTGTACAAAGCTGGCTGCTCTGCATAACTGCTCAAAGCAGAGTGTGTATGCGGCATTGGCGTACAACACACATTCCTCCCTGGCAGGAAGAATCCGCATGGATGCTCTGAATGTGTTCGGGGGAATAGAGGCGGAAAAGGTAGTGTTTTACTAAAGGAGAATGGATATGATAAAGAGAATATTAAAACTATGGCTGAAACGAAAGATGAGAAAAAGATTTGGCGAGTCAGCCCTGCACTTCAATGAAGCATTCGAATGGGTATCAGACTCGCCAATGAGAGAGTGGAAGACCAAAATCGGTTGTATATCCCAATGCTGGAGTCGCACGACTTATCCAAATCGGGATTTACCAATAATAGAGATAAACTTACAGCGCGCCATCAGGATGTTCGGCACTTTCAAGAAGTAGGGTATAAAGGATGTACTGATAACCCATCTCTTTTCCTTTGGGTTTGAAATAAACCTGAGAAGAGACTTGTCTGACAGCCCATCCTTGTCCAACGAGTTTGGTTAGTTCGTTTTCATCCATTTCAAAATTAATGTCGGCATCGAACTGGACAACCTTAGTGAATGTAATGACTTTCTGTTTCATAAAATCGAATTAAAATTAAACATAAAACGTAGCTTCGGCAAAGATACAAAAAGAAAACAACAATCGGGCAACGGCAGTAATTGAATAAACCATATTACGTAGCCACTTCTGTTTCATGACTGCCGACCCGATTTTAATAAGGAGGATAAGACATGAATGAACTAACCATGATAGATGACGAGAGAATGACTTCCCTACAGATTGCTGAAGCAACAGGTAAGGCACATAAGGATGTGATGAGAAGTATCAGAAATATGGAATCTGCATGGGTTAAAGTCAACGAGCGCAAATTTGCGCTCGTTGAATATGTAGACCAAAAAGGCGAGTCTCGTCCCTGCTACTCCCTCACTAAAGAGGAATGTCTCTACATCGCTACTAAGTTCAACGATGAAGCAAGAGCGAAGCTGGTGAGGAGATGGAAGGAACTTGAAGAGGCCCATCGCCCGGCAGTCCCTCAGAACTACCTTGAAGCACTCAAGGCGATGGTAAGGATTGAAGAGCAGAAGCAGCAGCTCGCAATCGAGAACCAGAAGCAGCAGGAGCAGATAGCGGACATCAGCCGTGAGAATGTGGAACTGGGGAACAAGATAACCGAGATGCTTCCGAAAGTCAGCTATTACGACAAAATCCTTGAGAGCAAGAGCACGATGACGGTGACACAGATAGCACAGGACTACGGAATGAGTGCAGTGAAGATGAACAGAATCCTTGCAGAGTTGAAGATACAGAGGAAGGTGCAGGGGCAGTGGATATTGTATAACAACTACGTTCCGTGTGGATATGTTCACTCCAGAGCTGTGGACATTGTAAGGGCAGACGGACGGAGAGACGTGAAATACAACACCGAATGGACGGTGAAGGGTAGAATCTTCCTCTACAACAAACTCAAGGAGAGCAATATCATTCCTCTCATAGAGCAGGATATAAAGAAAGAACCAGTGCAACAGACATTAAACCTATAGGATTATGGATGAGAAGGGAATAAAGAAGCAGCTTGACCGCATAGAGCTGTATACGATGCTGGCAGCGAAGAATGTGCTGAACATCACAGAAGCGGCCTTTATCCTTGGGATGACTCCGCAGGGGGTGAGGCAGAAGGTGAGAGACCGGGAGATAGCCGCCTACAAACCTAATCACAACAGGTTGTATTTCAAGAAGTCGGACTTGGAACACTGGATGCTCCAGAACAGGAGCAGGACAGCTGAAGAACTTGAACAGGCAGCAAACCGACATAGTGTTATATAAATAAGTTTGAGAAAGCGCACATAGCTCATGGGAGCAGAGTCTGCACTGGATAGTCAGACAAAGGGCAGTTCGATTCTGCATGTGCGCCCTACAAGCCCGATGCCGAGGCTATGAAATCGGATGGGATAAACCTTCCCGAAGAGGTACGCATACCCAAAAGGAGTGCTGTTAACTACAGATAGTGCTTAGATGCGGAAGTAGCAAGGTGATTACCTACACCGAAACAGGTGGAAATGGGAAAGTCTTGGAGTTCCCGGTGAAGATGCAGTTTTCTGCCGAGACCTTTTAAAGGTAGCAGGATTCGGAAGCGCACCCGAACAAAGAATGTTCTAATGCAGCCACTGGTAGTCCCAAGCCTACGTACATGCAGAGGGGAACGTTAATGCAGCCATCGGTAGTCCCAAGCCTACACAAATGCAGAGGGGAACAGGGAGGCAGGATTTAAGCCATTTGGTCTTGCCTTTGGGTGGTATGTACTGCGTGTCTGTGTGCGTCATACCACCATTTTTTGATACCATACATTTTTTACTCATATTATATTTTTATTCTTTCCCCCATGGTTCGTGAGAATAGTGGGGCTTTTAATTTCAGAACTTAAAATCAAAAGATATGGACAATTACAATTACCCTATGGGAGCCGATACACCTGACGCTCCCTGGAATCAGGAGATTCCTGAGATGGAGAAATATGATGTTGAAGTGAACTACACTCTGACCAAGAATATGACGGTGGATGCCTTTTCGGAAGAAGACGAAGACATGTTCGCCGGAATACAGGATGCAACACATTCGCCATTGCAGCTGATAGCTATTCTGAAGGAATATGTGGAGAAAGACCTTAAGGCTAATCCGGCAGACAAAAGAAAGCAAAAGCTGCTAAAAGAGTGTGAAGGTTTCACACAAAACATAGATTTTTGGCCACTTTAAAACAATAACAATATGAAGGAACTAATAACGATCCAATCGGAACTGAAGGCACCGAAATCCCAGTTCAACAGATTCGGTGGCTACAAATACCGTAAGGCAGAGGACATTTTGGAAGCAGTAAAACCGTTGCTTGCAAAGGAGAAATGCACTCTCGTTCTCACCGATGATATCGTCAGCGTGGGCAACAGAATATATGTAAAGTCTCTTGCAACGCTGAAGAACAACAGTGGAGAGACGGAGATGTCCGTGGGTTATGCCAGAGAGGAAGAGACGAAGAAGGGCATGGACGGAAGCCAGATAACAGGGGCTTCATCAAGCTATGCTCGCAAGTATGCCCTGAACGGTTTGTTCGCAATAGATGACAATGCGGACAGTGACACAACGAACACCGACACCAAGTCTGAGGCCTCAACACAACAGGCAAGCCAATCGACAGTGCAGCAGACGGCACAACAGGCTGCACCTGTGGCAAGCAAGTATAACCCGAACAATCTGCAAGAGGCGATTAATTATCTGAACCTGTGCAAGACGAAGGAAAATCTTGTGTGGGTGATGCAGACATACAAACCACTGATGAGCAACGCACAGATGATGCAGGCCCTGTCGGCTAAAAGAAAGGAGTTGAAATTATGAAGCAGATAAAACTGAAAACATCAAAGGTAAAGTTCATCGAGGAGACCCACCAATATTTCCTTGGCAAGAAGGAGTTGAAAGGAATAACAGGTACGTTGATCAACAAAGCCTTTCCGAATACATACAAGGGAATCCCGGAAAACGTGCTGATGAAAGCAGCCGAACGTGGCGGTATGATTCATCAGGCTTTTGAGCTGTTCTGCACGGTCTGCGATGCGGACATCAAATCATATCCGAGTCCCATCCCGGAGGTGTGTGATTTCAGCGATATGCTACAGGCATACGACCTACATCACGTAGCAAGTGAATACATCGTTTCGGACAACGAGAATTTCGCTTCTGCCATAGACGGTGTGTTCGCTGACGGAAGCGGAAACATCTACCTTGTGGACTACAAGACGACAGCAACGCTGCACTACGACAACGTATCGTTGCAGCTCTCCATCTATGCAAAGTGGTTTGAGATGATGAATCCGAAACTGAAGGTGAAGGAGCTGGTCTGCATGTGGTTCAAGAACGGTCAGAGCAAGTTCCAACCTTTGGCGAGAGTTGAAGACGAGAAGATAGACGAACTGATATCCGCATACCTTTCTGGCGATGAGGAATACCGATATGAGGTAGCGATACCCGAACGATTCTCAGCCTTGGAGCAGGAATACAGACTCGTTACTGCGAGACTGGAACTGCTGAAGATGCAGCAGGATGACATAAAGGAGCAGCTGTTGAAAATGATGGAAGCCAACAAGCAGAAATCGATAAAGACGAGCTATGGCTCATACGCCTATGTAGCAGCATCAACCACGGAGCGGTTTGACTCCAAACTATTCAAGGAGGAGAATCCAGATGAATATAAGAAATACTTGAAGGAGAGCAAGTCGAAAGCCTCCATTAGAATAACATTAAAAAAATAACGGATATGGATATAACATTTACAGGGGTGATAGTGGAAGTGTCACCAGTTCAGCAGGGGAATTCAAAGAAAGACGGTAAGCCATGGGTCAAGCAGGAATTCGTAATAGAGGAGGTTAATCAACGTTATCCTTCACGTTGTGTGTTCCAAGTGTTCGGACAGGAGAGACTTCAGAAATTTTCACTCGGACAGGGAGAAATGATCACTGCCCATTTGGGCATCAATGCCAACAAGTCACAGGAAGGGAGATGGTTCAACAAACTTGACTGTTGGAAGGTAGACCGATTCGGTCAGCAGCAACAGAATGCTAATCCAACGTATGTAGCACAACAGGACACAGCTCCTGTGTATGCCCCACAACAGAGTGTGTTTGACCAAAATAACATGAACGGAGGTTTCGGACAGTCGGCAAGCAATCCTAACGTAAACGGAGGTTTTGCAAATCCGCCATTCTAACTAAAATATGTAGATATGGAAATCCATCTTGTAAGGACATCTCTTGGACTCCAGGCATACGGAGATGAAGACTATGAGATGCTGCGGAAGATAAAGATTGGCTCAGTTGTCAAGGCAAAGATAGTGCAACCAAGGAACGTGAAATTCCACAGGAAGTTCTTCTCACTGATTAATGCAGCTTGGGACTGCCTGACGGAGCAACAACGTGAGAATATGCGCTCAAAGGAGACCTTCAGAGAACACCTTCTCATAGTGTCGGGATTCAGCGAACCACTGTACGACATCAACGGAGAAAAGTTCCTTGAAAGAGCGAAGTCAATATCTTTCGCCAAGATGGATGAGTCAGCCTTCGATATAGTGTATAACAGAGTCCTTGACACCATCCTGACTATACTCATAGCGGATGGTGTCTCGGAGGACGATTTCAACAACATCCTAAAAAACTACAGCTGATATGAAACAGAATATAGATGATATGAGCATAGCAAGACTATTGTATCTCGCAGTAAGGAAATGCGCAAGGATAGCAGTGAAGAAGTGTAAGAAACTTGCAGCAAAGGTATTTCACAAGAAGAACAGTCTGAACATACACGGAATCATTCCCGATGACGGAAGCGTTTTCAGTGTCAAGATACCAGACGAGTTCGTGGCATACATCAGTGGCAACGGAACGTTGAACGTCAGAAAGAGGTTGAACTGATGGCAACTCTTGAAGAACTGCTTGAGAAGGCAAGATGTGGTGAGCTGAAGAAGCCTCGCAAGAGGTCACTTAATGAAGAGCACCAGCTGCAATGTGCTGAGGTGAGATACATGAGGGGTGTACATAATGACCTGTCTCATGTATTTTTTTGTGTCCCGAACGGACAAAAGAGAACATCAAGGCAGGCTGCGTGGTTGCATGAAGAAGGACTGGTGAACGGAGTTTCGGATATGATTCTCCTGAAGCCGAATTCCAAGTACGGATATCTCTGCATTGAGAACAAGACGGAGAAGGGCAAGCAGTCGGCAGAACAGAAGATATTTCAGCAGGAGGTGGAAAAGCATGGCGGCAAGTATGTCATCATCCGCTCCCTGGATGAATTTATAGAAACTATAGAATCTTATTTAAACGGAGAACTATGAAAGAAGGGAAAGAAGACGGAGACAAGTTTGAGGTAAGCCCGGACTTGTTGGAATCCTATGCAGACCTGTTGGAGGTCTACGGCTACAAGGTGCAGCGTCCTGCAAGGGAGATACACGATGAATACACCTTTGAAAGAGCATGGAACTTGTATGAGAAGAAAGTCGGCTGCAAGGACAAGCTGAAAAGGATATGGAGCAGGATGAGCAAGCGAGACCGCAAGGCAGCTACAGAACATATCCCTGCCTATGTTTTGTCTACTCCCGATAAAAAGTACCGACTAAACTTTCAGACATTTCTAAACCAGAAGCGGTGGAATGATGAGTTGAAGAGCGAAAGACCTGATATGAAACAGGTGAAGTCATACATGGAGAAGCTGCTTGAAGGTTGCGAGACGAAGGATGAGGAGACGAAGCGTCATGAGAAACGTCAGCGCATCTTGGGGATGATTGAGGCAGTGAAAGAGAATCCCAAATCCTTGATGCTTGATGTTCTCCAGGGTATGTACAAGAACGGAATGTTGGAAGAACTTAATATAGACTGGGAACCATAAATGAAAGAGAAGATTCTGTCCTTTATATCTGAACTTCAGAAGGAGCGTGAGGATGCCCATATTTCCCCGGCACATGTGCTGACTGTGGAAATTATCAACAGAGGCTTCCACAATCCCTACAAGGCACTGAATGAATTGTACTATGAAGGAAAGATAGAATGGCACAGAACCATCAATGATATCGCATTTACTATAAAGAAATGAAACTTATGAAATACGGAACACACAATTCGCTAACCTATGCAAAACTGGTGTGGTGGCAGCGACCTTTCGCTTGGTTGATCAATCCGTTCTGTAGATGTCAGGACAAGGATATCACGGCACAGGTTAAGAGTGATGTAGTAGCATTCGACATTCAGATAGCACTATATAAGGATGTATGGAAAGCCTCACATGGTATAGCTTGGTATGATGTGGATGTTATCCCAATGCTTGAATATCTGGACAGGTTGGCATATTGTCTTAATACACGTTTCGCCATCCGTATAGGACTTGACCGACATTTCTTCAGAACAAAGAAGAAGAGAGGTGAAGAAAGAATCAGATTCGATGAGGTTATAGATTTTGTAATGGTAACGCTGAAAAACCTGCGTCCTCTTGGAGTCTATGTCGAATATTCTGAATGCAAGGCATTGGAAGAGTTTCAGCAGAGGTATATGGAGCAGAGGTATTGGTCTTTGTCTTTTGCAAAAGATAAAGCGAAGCAGACAAGAGGTATATGGAAATATCTCTATTATCTTCCGATTCCTCGACTTTGGGCAAAGAAATATCGAAACGAATGGGAAGCCAAGGCAATCTTGGACAACAAGAAAATATTCATGACTGATTTTATATGATTACAACAGAAAAAATACAGGACATCAGACCTTACGTTGAAAAAGCCAACGAAATTATAAGAATGCTGTCGGGCACAGGAGCGATGCGCCCGACGGAATACGCTATCGCTTTGTCTTTGGCAGCAAGCAATATCGTTAAAGCCTGCGTTGCGGATGGTGAAGACAAGCAGCAGGTGGTGGATGATTTGTGTAAGGCGATAAGAATGATGTGTAAATAAAAAATATAATACACTATGAAGAAATATGAATTGACATCAGAAACCCTACGATATAAAATATATACGTTACATCGAATAAAGGCTTTAAAAGATTTTGGCTCTATTAAAGCAGGAGAACTCGGCGGATGGATAAAGAAAGAAGGAAACCTTTCTCAAGATGGTAATGCTTGGGTTCATGACAACGCAAAAGTATACGGAGATGCAAAAGTCTATGGTAATGCCGAAATCTTTGGCGATGCAATGGTCTGCGACAAAGTAGAGATTTTTGACAATGCAAAAGTCTATGGTAAGGTAAAAGTCTTTAGCAATGCAAAAGTTTATGGTGACGCAGAACTTTGTGATAATGCACAAGTATGTGATAACGTAGAAGTTTGTGATAATGCACAAGTATATGATAACGCCATGATTTATGGTGATTCCCACGTTTATGGTAACGCAAAAATATATGGTGATTCCCACGTTTATGGTAACGCGCATGTATATCGCAATGCAAAAATTTATAATGATGCAAGTGTATATGGTAACGCATGCGTACATGATTATGCAGAAATATATAATGATGTAAAGGTTTTTGGTAATGCAGATATTTGTGGTCATGCAAAAGTCTGTAACAATGCAGATTACATCGTCTTCAAAAACTTTTGGAGTAGTGGAAGGTACTTTACCTGGACACGCTCTAACAATAAATGGAGTGTTGGATGCTTCTATGGCAGCGCCGAAGAATTAATAAAGAAAGCTTATGCCGATAGTGAAAAATCAGGCAGAGAATATGAAAGAGTCGTGAGGTATGTGGAAAGCATACTCGCAGACGAAAAGAAAGAAACAAGTAACTAACCATCCTGCAAAGGATATAAACTGAAAAAAACTATGGAATTAAAAGTAACAGTAGATTTGGACGATTTTGAGATAAGAGACTACTACGGGGAAGGCAATTTAACTCTATCTGAGATAATCAAAGAGGACATTATCCGAGAGATAGTTTCTAAAATAAAAGAGTTAATTCTTGACAAGTATTATGATAAAATACAGGAAGCTACAGAGAAGAAAATCTCAGAAATGACGGAAAAGATTCTTGAAGATTTCAAGAATAGTGATGAAAAGTTCATATACAGACCAAAACGTTATGAAGACCCTGTAGAGACAACATTCAAGGAATTTGTAGCAAAGTATTTCACTGAAAGTGTTGAACGTTCCCATGTTTCTGAAAACATAGAAAGATTTGTAAAGAAGTGTGTAGAAGAACTTAAAAATCGCTATGACCTTGCTTTTGCTTCTCTTATTGTAAAGAATATGAAGGAGCAGAAGCTGTTGGCAGATGACAGACTTGCAGAGCTGATAAAGTAATTAACCATTCTGCAAAGGATATAAAAAACAAGTAATATGAAGAAGTATATTGGAACTAAAGAAGTGAGTGCCACACCTGCATGGCAGATTGATGGAACAGTTTACCCGAAAGATGGTGTTGTCCCAAGATCAATGAACCGCAAGGATGGCTACAAAGTGGTTTATGAAGATGGCTACGAAAGCTGGTCTCCAAAAGATGTCTTTGAGAAGGCATACAAGCCTTCAGACACAGTTCTTGACAGACTCAAAATAGAGCGTGATGAACTAAAAGAGCGCATAGAGAAAATTGAAGCTATATTAGGAAACGGCATTTACGAAGTGGTAAAAAAGGAAGGCGGTATACCACAGGCAGTACTGCTAATCCTACAGGATTCCTATATGACAACCTACCTGAAAGTACTGGAAACGAGAATTGACTTGATGGAAGAGGGGAAGTAACTAACCATCCCTTTGGGATAAATCTAAGCAATATGGAAGAAAAGATGAAGGCCGTTTATGTTGCAAAAGACGGAAAGGCATTTCTTGATAAAGAGAAATGTAAGAAATATGAGAAAGAAATTCTTGATAAGATAGAATACTATTCTATATACTACAACTTTGATTATACTGAAGGACGTGGTTTTCAAAGCATTGCCCATGTAGCTGTAGTCCCATCAGGATATGATGATGCAGAAGTAATAGCTGAGAAGTATGCTATAGATATTCTTAATACAGGGGTTTTTGCAGGTGAAGGCTGTCAAGGCTACGGTTTACAGAAAACATATTCTTTACATAACTCAACAAGAAAAGCATTTGAGAATAATGAAGGTGTTAATTGGGGTTGTAACTCTCCACATGGGACACAGGTCTTTATCTCTGAAAAGGCAGTAGAAGGCTTTCCTGAGCCATACAACTACAGGAAAGAATGGGGAATAAAATAATGAAATAACTAACTCTCCTCTCCCTGGTGACAGCAGGGGGAGGACAAAAACAACAAAATATGGAAGTAGAACTTTTTAAAAAAGCTTGCTGTTTGGCTGAGAGCTTAGATACTTGCGATAATGCAAAGTATGTACTTGATTATGGGGGATTGAAAGATTCCGTAGATAAGTTCGTTGGCACTCTTGTAAGGAATGACAAGGAGTTTAAGGAAAAACTCCGTGACTTAATAGAAGAGACACAGAAGCGTTTGCAAAAAGAATTTGATGAACTTTAATCAATCAATCTTCCTGGTCAGCAGGGGGAGGGTAAATAAATAAAAAAAAGAACTATGATTGAACCAAAAGATCTAAGAATAGGAGATTTTGTAAGGGTTAGCAGAGATCGCTCCACGATACCCCAAGGAACAATATGTAAAGTCGTAGGCATAGACGATGCACTGTCATTTCCAGATAATGACAATGGATGCGTCTCCTTGTTGGAACTTGATAACGAAGAGGGAGATATGCCAACAGGGATATGGTGCAAAGACATCGAAGGCATCCCAATCACTAAAGAGTTTCTTATAAAGAATGGATTTAAAGAGTTCAGACACCGTGTAGAAGAAGAAGGTTATGAATGGTACATTTACGAAAATGAGATTAATTGTACGGAAGTTCGGTATTATCCCATATCGAAAAAATACTTAGTATCTTATGACGGAATAGTGTTATATGAGATATTCTTCGTTCACGAACTACAGAACTTCATCTCTGCTCTCAAAGAGGACATCGAAATAACTATCTAAACAAATAATTATGAAAATACTATACAGAATACTGGTAATACTGCTTTGGTTTCCTGTGGTAGTCTATGTTGCCATAGGACTGCCGATATGCTTTCTGATTTCTCCATTCGTTTTCCTTTTTACAGGAAAGACTAAAGGTCTTTTTTTTGAAATGTATCTTATGCTTATTGACAAGATGATAGATATACTTGACTATTATATAAAGAAAGGAGAGTAGCCATGAATAGTAGACAGCGAAAGAAATATGAATATGTTTCACTTAACTGCGCACATAATAAATCTTATGACGAGCAAGTGCCATATTATGAATACTGCAATATTCCTCGCCAAGTTTTTGTATGCGCACGACAACCACAATACACGCAACACTTCACAGATGAAATCGCAGAAAGTCGATGGGAAATCTGCGAAGGTTGTAAATCCTTTACTCTCTCACGTGAGACAATGAGGCTCGGAAGGGAAAGAAAGAAAGCGGAAAAATGGATGAATCGCCATAAGTATTAACAATTTATAGATAGACTGACTATGATAGACGATAAAGCAATAATGGCAGCAGCCAGCAAGTATAATACAGACAATGGATTCCATGAGGAAATGGAGAGAATATCCTTCATGGATGGTGTTGCATGGTTCAAGCAAGCCCTTTGGCATGAGGCAGATGAACCACCTATTCCTGACAAGAATATCTTGACTAAGTTTAGAGATAATGGTCAATATTGTTATGACATTGACAATGTTTGCTGGTTAGACGATAAGGAAGACTGGGAAACACACTGGGTTAATAACAGCATTGTAGCCTGGTGCTACATCGAAGACCTATTGCCAAATAAAAACAAACAATAAACATTATGGGAACAAATTTTTTTTGTATCGAGAAAATCAGCAGGAGACAGAGAAGCAAAATCAAGTCACTGCTTAGGGAGTATATAGAGGTTGTAGATAAGGTAAATACAGCCTGCGATTTCCATGAATTGCACAGTAAATATAACGAGATGATCTCAGACATTATTCCAGAAAAGGTGCATCTTGGAAAGCGTAGCTGGGGGTGTCAATTCCTTTGGGACTACCACAAAGGGAGGTATTTTAAAGCCAATCTGGAAAGCATAAAGAAATTTCTGAAAGACAAGATAATCTTCGATGAAAATAGTGAAGTGTTCAGTCTTGACCAGTTCCTCAATGATGAGATAGCGGATTGTTTGTATAATACTGATGGCAAATTGTTCGATGGTATAGAAACACTCCCATCTGACTATTTTATTAGTGATGGATTAAGATTTTCAAAAAGTGAGAATTTTCGTTAAAAAGAATAGTATGGAACAAAGATACATTGCAGGGGACTGGGTAAAACACAGAGGGAAGTTGGCAAGGATTGAGGAAACCTACAGAACCAACTACTTCGTGAAGGATTATCATGATGATTATAATCCAGACATTGAATATGATGATGCTTACTTCTTCAGGGAGGTGAGACCTCAAGACTTAGTGCCTATTCCTCTAACTTGTGAAATGTTGGAAGAGAGTGGATGGAAGAAAGGGATGTACTCTTCGAGTAAAGGACAATATACTATCTTGGCAAAAGATTTTGATGATAATGTTTCACGTATAGCTGTTGTGTTTTTCAAGCAAGTAATAATAGCAGAGGTATGGCATAGGGGCTATCATTTAGGTATTTATCTATCCTACGTTCACCAACTCCAGCACTTACTCTTTGGTTTGGGACTTGATTTTGACTTTAATTTAGAGGACAACTATGAGAACAATTAAATTTAAGGCAAAGAGAAAAGGTAAGGGACAATGGGTCTCAGGTGATTTGGCCCATTCTCTTGATGGTAATTTAAACATATTGGGATTTGTTGAAGAAGAAGGCAAAATTGGTTTCACCGGGGCACATCAAATCGACCCCACCACCGTCTGCCAGTTCACCGGCTTCCTTGACAAGAACGGCAAGGAGATTTACGAGGGCGACGTGTTGCGAACGGATTTACCTCTCTTCGGTATTCAGAACAGATTGGGTTCATTTTCTGATTTACGCTACGTTGTTGTTGTTTTTGACAGTTATTTCGCATCGTTCCATTTGGAAGTCTATTCCAATAGGCAATATAAGACAGGCTATTGTTTTGAAGGTATGCCGTATGTGTTTACAAAGCTGAACAGCAAAGATTGCGAGGTCGTTGGCAGCGTTCACGATAAGGTATGACAGGAGAAGTTGAACCTAAAAAAATAGAATAGAATATGGCAAAGGCTAAAAGAATAGACACAGGCGAGATAGTAAATATTGTTTCTTGGGGTGCAACTGGAAGTTACACAGACTACTACGACAGCAAAGGTGAGTTCCATCACACCGACCTCAACAAATATAACCATTTTGAGGATAGAATAGAAGATACAAAAGACGGTATTGATTGGGAGAAGCGCAGATACGAGATAGCGAAAGAGGCAGTGAATGGCTTGCTTGCTGCGCCTGTGGTAGAAGGTATAGACCCTAATCCGCCAATGGATGACATCGCAAGGAATGCTGTTAAGATAGCTGACTATTTAATCGAAGAATTGAAGAAAGGAGGTGACTAATGATTGATAACTTGACAATAACCTTTGAGTGCAATGGCATAACCCACACTCTCAGTGTCCCAACAAGGGATGAAAATCTGCCCTATAACCTTGCAACTGCATTTACTGAGATTATAAAGCAGTCAGATGCAAACAGTGAAATGGTAATTGACAATCTCAAGGATGAGTTTACTTATGGAACAAATTCTTGGATTTCAGTCAACGACAGGCTTCCAGAAATGGACAGGGAGGTAATTGCCCTTGATGATGAAGGCAAAATCTCCTTTGCCCACATCGTAGACCCTAACATAGCAAAATACTACAAAGGTTGGAATATCCCAGGTGTGCTTTATTGGATGCCATTTGAAGAACCAACATTAAAATGATTCGTAACAGAAGCAAAGTAACAATCTATAATTATTGAAATATGACGAACGTAGAGCTAATAGAAGAATTGCAGAAATCAGTAGACAAATATGGGGAACTGCCTGTTAAAATAGACATAGAAGCCCTCAAAAATGAAATGTCTATTGAAGATGTTAGATGTAATGGTGTGTATGTAACAATTTATGATTATTAGAATATGAACAGAGAACGAGCTAAAGCCCTTCTGCCTATTATACAGGCATTCAGTGAAGGAAAGACTATTCAGTGGTTGACTGGTAGCGGAGAATGGTATGATGTCGTGGGAAATGACACCATTGACTTTGAATTCCTCGCAGACCGTAAGACTAAATACCGCATTAAGCCAGAGATCAAGGATGGGGATATATTATACGCAACAGACTGGATTAGTGGTTATATCTATATTAATAAAGGGTCTTACCCTGTAGATATGTGTTATTGCTATAAACTAACAGGGGGAGGATATTTGCATATATGTAATTTGGAGAATCCTTACGATTGTACTCTTCCATCAATTGCTATTAAAGAAAAAGAAACAAGGTTTGCAACAGAATCTGAGAAACAGCAACTCTTTGATGCTTTAGCCAAGGAAAACAAACGTTGGGATGCTGAGAAGAAAGCTATAGTGGATTTACCAAAGGATACAGACTTAAGATCCACACAAAGTAAATATCATATAAAGCCAGAGCCAAAATGTCGTCCATTCAAAAACGCAGAAGAGTGTTGGAATGAAATGAAGAAGCATCAGCCTTTTGGTTGGCTGAAAGACAAGGATTCTGAGTTAAGGAATATACAGGCTCTGACTGAGAAAATGTCAACCATAGCTGATGAAGTGTACCTTCGTGGAATAAATCTCATCAACGGATGGCATGTCTTTGAAGAGGCAGTCAAAGAATACACCTTTGCCGATGGAACTCCATTCGGTATTTTAGAGGAGGAATGAATATGGCATGGGTAGCAGTAGATAAAAATGGTACAGAAGTTATATGTAACCCTGAGCCTTATCGAGATACAGTAGATTTTATGTGGTGTATTGAAAGTGGTTTTTACTCTGGGGCTATACAGCTTCCAAAAGGTGCAATTAAAAAACTTCTTGGTAGAGAGCTTACATGGGAAGACGAACCTGTGGAACTTAGATAGAATTAATAACTTGCAGATATGACAAAAGGTTACTAACGAAAAAATATAGAATATGCAAAAAATTATGTTCAACGACAAGTACGGACTGACTGAAGCCGTGCTTGCCAAGCGGAAGACTCAGACGAGGCGAGCGGTAAACGATTGGGAGATGATGAAACTTCTCAGAAAGTTCGACTCGCAGGGTTCCCTTCTTACCCTTTACGAACGCTTCAATTTCAACCCCAAACTATGCGAGCTGTTTATCCTCAATCGCAGAGTAATGCACTATCGACGGAACGAAATAATAGCCATTGCGCAGCCGTACAAAGACGTATATTTCCATCCGTCAATAAAACGTCCGCGCCCTGACATGGAGACGGAAAAGGGTTGGAGCAACAAAATGTTTGTCCGTGCCGAAGACATGCCCCATCATATCCGTATAACCAAAATTAGTATTGAACGTTTGCAGGACATCAGCGAAGACGATTGCCTAAAAGAAGGTATCAAGGAAATATACGAAAATGGAGTAGATGACTCCTCTGAGTTTTACGGATATGCTTACCTACCAGATGCCACCCCTTGTGTTGACGAAACATACAACTATCCCCAGGAAGCCTACGCCTCCCTTATCAACCGTATTTCTGGCAAAGGCACTTGGGAGAGCGATCCTTATGTATTTGTTTACGATTTCGAACGAATAGATTAGCCTCCAGAACTTAAAAGTGAATAGCTATGTATAGATCAACCACAATGTAAATCAAAGACAAATGATTGAACTGAATAAGATATATAATGAAGACTGCTTGGAAGGGATGAAACGGATTCCGGACGGAAGCGTGGATTGCATTGTGTGTGATTTGCCGTATGGCGTTCTCAACAAAAAGAGTGAAGGAGATGATAGGCTACACGGTGGGTGCTATCATAGAGACAAAGATAATGGATATATTCCTGCACTAATCAGATGGCAAATGAAATACCCCAGATACAAAATCAAAGAATTCGTAGGAGGGTACACTGAATATATCACAGAGTGCCCTTTTGGCGAAGAAGGAAAGTATACACACAGGATGCTGATGGTCGGCTCGTTGGCATGCCAACATTGCAGGCATTTCAAGGACATAAACAGAAAGAATCGTGTAGTGTCCTGTGGTTTTATGTAATAACGTTTAAAACAAGCAACAATGAAGACAAAGAAAATCTCAATCATCAGGCGCATAACAGAGCGCATTCTTGGCAAAAAGTTCTACATCGCAGTAATAGCACAAAAGGGAACAAGTACATACTATGTCAACTCTACGATATACAGGTCTAAGGAAGATGTGCTGAAATACAAGAAGCACGTTGACAACTTGCAGTCGGTGGTGTTCGTATGCTATTACTCGTTCCGTTCACGCAATGATTTCCGTCTGTCGGTCGGTGACGGAAAGGCAGTCGGTGTTGAGGAGGCGAAAAAACTCGCAAACAAGTAGCGACAAAGGTTAACGGATAAAAATGGTATTTGAGAATCTAAAACTATATTTGCAATGACAATAAGAAGAATAATCAGAGCGATAAAAGGTCTGAGATATCGCAGATGCTTCGTTATGCTTGACGGACGAGGCAACTCAGTGACTCTCTCAAAGGGACTCTACAGGCACATCATGCGCAAGGAGAGGGACGATATGTACATACATGTGTTCAAGGCAGGGGATTCAAGACAGTACTGCTTCGCCTTCCGTGAGGACTTTAAACAGCTGAAGGACACGAATACCATCTTCACGCAGCTGCAATACAATGCCGAGCACAAGAAGATAGGTTTCAGCACAACTCAGCCGAGTGTTTCGGGGATTCTGGGTGACTACAATCTCCTCTTAGACAGGAAGGTGCGTCTGACGGTCTTCCCTCGCAAGACAAGCAACAATGAGGTGTTCTACGAGATTCAGCGGCCTATGCGCTCGCAAAACGAAACAAGATGATACAAGACATCAAATTCCAAGGTCTGTCCAATTCTCCATCTGACAATAGTGTGCAGGATGGGGAGTTGGGCAGCTGCCTTAATCTTATACCAGAAGATGGGGAGTTGAAGCCTGTCTCTAAACCAGAGATTGTAGAAAATTTCACATTGCCAAACAGCACCTGCTCCATCATATATCTGCATAAGGTGATCCACGGAAACGAATTCCATTCTCACTACCTGTTGAATTGTACTAATGGTTCGCCTTATTCTTGGTACTGGACAGAAAAGGGAGGTGACGGAACGCAGCATGGGTTAGATATTGGAGACTTTAAGGTAAACTCCGTGGCTGCTGTAGGAAATATCTTATGTCTTGTTGGAGATTTATCTATCAAATATTTATATTGGGTTGGTGACAATTATCAGCTGTTTGATAGAGATAACTTCAACTATGCAATCAGTATCGGTTTTAATGATATAGACATATATGGTGGCTTAAAAGAAATAACATTAGGCGATGACTTTTGGGATTATGTTACTTATGAAACCAGTCCTTCTGGGAGCAGGAAGATAACAGGAATGAATGTTAACCAAGTTTCAAAGGCCTTCAATATGTTTGATGCTAATATTAACAAGAATTTGTCAGATAAGGGAAAAAAATGGCAAAAGTATTTTGTATTTGGTGTCGCAGCAGTCAGATTGTACGATGGAACTCGCTACAACATTTCTAATATTTTTAAACTTGATTATAATGGTGAAACATTAAACTCGGTACAAGTTGACCCTAACTCAAAAAAGTTCGTGTCGGCTGGCCCAGCAATAGTGGCTTGGACTATCAATGTGAATATGGATAAACTTGATAAGGTATCAAATCTTGTACAAGGCATTGATATTTTCTTAAGCAAAGCCGAATCGTTTGTGAATTTTGAATCGGCAGCAGCCGAATATTTTGTGGCAGAAGGCAATGATAAAGACCAAGGCACAATGTTTTTTACAATGATGTCCGGGAAAGAAGCTGCCAGTGCTATAGATTCCCTAACATTCTATCATTCACTATTTATCAGCAAAGACGAATTCGGTAAGACCATAGAACTAAAAAGGGTAGAGGGAACTGAAGAATCATTATCTTTGGCTAACCTATATCGTTCAGATTTAGGAGGCGGATGCGCAATTACATATAACAACAGACTTCATGTGGGGAATGTAAAAGACGGTTATAATGTCAATTTGCTAAGTGATATTACTCCTGTAGTATCATCACTACCAGGCGGTACTCTATTAGATGATGAAGGAATAGTACATGTAAAAGCATCAAACAAAGAATTCTGGTGCAAGGTTAGCAACTTAAGTGCAAGGCTATATTACTTTGTATGTGTGCCAATTTTATACGTTGCTGAAATCACATTCTATAAAAAGACAGGGACTACGTTTGAGAAATCTATAGTTGACCTGCATTCATCTGAAACTATGGCATTCTCTTTTTACGTCAAAGGAGAAGGAAAGAAAAACGTGCCACAATTCGCCTTACCATGGGAAAAATCTTCAGAAGAAGAATGGGCTAACATTGTCCGTGATTATGAGAATTACCAAACAAACACGAATACGATTCCATATTCCTCCCTCATCAAGGTCTCAGAGGCTGAGAATCCCCTCGTTTTCCCTGCTTCCAACAGCGTACAGGTCGGCTCGTCCGTCATAAAAGCGATGGCCGCCAACACCAGACCTATCACGGAAGGTCAGTTCGGTGATGCTCCTCTCTATGTCTTTACCGATGAAGGAACTTGGATGCTGATGTTGTCTACCGATGGAGTGTACCAAGCAAGGCAACCTGTAAACAGGGATGTGTGCTCCAACCCGGATGGCATCTTGCAGATAGATGATGCAGTCCTCTTCCCGACAGAGCGAGGGATAATGATGCAGACAGGCAGTACTGCAAAACTGATAACAGATGCCCTTGACGGTGCGGTGTTCGACTATATGCAGCTCTACAAGGAGAGTTATAGCAAGAAGATCCTTGCGGTCGGGAGCATCCCGGAAGCTGGCATAAAGTACATCCCATTCCGTCAGTTTATGAAAGGTGCAGATATGGTGTATGATTACTATGACGCTCGCATCATAGTGTTCAACCCAGACTGCGCCTACGCATACGTGTACTCTCTTAAAAGCGGATTATGGGGAGCGATGGAGAGCAATATAAAGAAAAGGGTGAATATCTACCCGGAATCGTATGCGATAAATGGAGACCGCAAGATAGTGGACTTCTACCAGAGTCAGCCTGTTGGCCCAACAAGATATTTCCTCTGCACACGACCTATGGCGATAGGCAGTGCTGAAGCGTACAAGACGATGTTCAGTTGTATAACAAGAGGGTATTTCCGCAATGAGGTGGGCAAATGTGGAATGGCTCTCTATGCAAGCAACGACCTGTTCAAATGGTTCCCTGTTTCCACATCGGTAAACAAGTTCCTCCGGGGTATGTGCGGTTCTCCGTACAAGTATTTCCGTCTCGCTCTGATAGGTAGCCTGTCGCCCGAAGAGAGTCTTGGCGGACTCTCTGCCGACTATCAGGAGAGATGGCAGAACAAGTTGCGATAATAAACAAAGGGAGTGCTCACGCATTCCCTTTGCCTTTGATTGAAATCCTAAAGTCTTTTTTGAACTAACCTATGAAAAACAAATACCTATTTATGATTTGCCTGTCGCTATTTCCTTGATTTTTTCGGTTAATGTTGTCCTGAAATCCTTCGTGTCGTCCAATGTCACAGATTGCAGCATCGGCAGATTGAATTTCAGTGCTTCAAGGTAGAATCGACAGAAATCCTTCGGCTCGCACTGGGTCATCGAGAAAACGAACTTGCCGTAGTTTTCTCTTGAGTAGTCAGCCATCAGCTCCCGGAATTCTTTTTTTACAGGAGATTCATATCCCTTCTGCACTCCTCCTGTCTTCTTCCTGCCTTTGACAAATTGTCCCTTTTCGTTACGTTCTGCTGCCATAATCAGTTTATTGTACTGCAAAGATAAATATATATATGTAGACATCATTGTTATCCGTTAACGCTCCATATCGTGATTCCAAGTATTAACGGATAAAACAACAATGCGGAGATGTATACTTAACTTTGTCACATTATTAATAATGTAAAGTATACGTATATGTGGGGAGCACTAATAGGAGCTGGACTTTCACTCGCCTCTTCCATTGCAGGAGGCATCTCAAATCGAAAGGCAGCGAAAAAACAGGAAGAAATGCTGAAAAAGCAGAAGGCGGACAATCAGGCATGGTATGACCGCAGATATAACGAAGACCCGACAAAGCGAGCGGATACAATTCGGTTGCTGACGCTTATGCAGGAGCAGATTAGGGACAGGAATCGTGCGGCTAAAGGCAGACAGGCGGTAATGGGAGGAACGGAGGATTCTACAACGGCAGTAAAGGAGGCTAACAACAAGGCTCTTGCTGATACAACATCACAGATTGTAGCGGCAAACGAAAGCCGTAAGGACAACATCGAGCAGCAGTATCAGCAGAACAAGCGCAACATCGAAAACTCTCAGATGCAGATGATGGCAGACCGAGCAAGCAACACTGCTAATACGGTCGCAGGAGTAACAGGAACTGCATCCAACATCGCTAACCTCCTTGATGAGGCAGGAAAGAAGAAGACAAGCACAACGACAACTGAAAACAAAGCGTAATATGAGTGCATTGAGTTATCTACAACAGAAAAATGGCTTAAAGACAACACAGACGGTTGTCAACAAGCAGCAGAGCGGTGAGGATGCAGAGCAGAAGGCTAACCCAGTATTGCAGGCATCAACACTCACGGAGAGTCAGTTGCAAGATGCAGAGAAGAAGATTGACAATGCAAACAATGCTGCTTCTCAGGATGATGCGATGAAGGAGCGCACAATCGCTACACAACAGGCTATCCAGAAGGGTGTGAACGTCAACCAAGACCCTGACCCTGAAAATGATGATGACATCGCTAATATCTCTGTCGTTAAGCAGGACGAGACTCCTAAAAGGATGAGCTATGCTGATATGTTCAAGGCGATGTATGGCAATGGAGAAGAGGAGACGGAAGAGCAAAAGAAGAAACGATTGAAACGTGAGCGCACGAACGCTATCATATCATCTGTCGGAGATGGTCTAAGGGCTTTGAGCAATATGTATTTTGCTACAAAAAACGCTAAGGTTAATCATAACCCAGAGCAGGATATGAGCGCAACTATGCTCAAGCGGAAACAATTGTTAGATACGCAGAGAGAGAAAAATCGGGCGGCATGGCTGAAAGGTTATCAGAAGGCCCAGGAACTTGATGAGAATGCGAGGAAGAATGATATGACAGCAGCAGAGGCGGTTCGCTATCACAATCAACTTGCTGAGATTGCTGCTCGCAAGGGTGATCAGAACGACAGAAAGCTCGACCAGAATCAGCAGAAGATTGACCTTACTAAACTTAAGTACACGGATGACAAGCAGTATAAGGATGATTTGCTTGCAATCAAAAAGGCGGAAACGGAAGGCAGGTTAAGTCACTGGGAGGCACAGGATGCTCTCGCTAAACTGCGTGAGCAGAGAGTCGCATCTAAAGCGAAAGAGTCCTCACAAGGCGACAAAAGCACTGCCGGGTATTGGCACGAATACTATGAGATGATGGAGACTCCTGAAGGGCAGAAGAAGGTGAGAGATATCCTCAGAAAAATTAAAGCGAAGGGTGCCAATCAGCACAACATCCGCTACATCATGGACAAGTTGAAAGGTAGGTCATCGTCTGGTGGTGGAAAGAATCCGAGTCAGCACAAGAATACCACTTCTGGCAGAGGGAAAAAGAAGAAAAGACCATATTAATAATGTAAAGAAAAAAAACTATGGCAGATAACGACAATAGGTATAAATTATGGCAAACGATAAGCAAGGAGTATGACCTTCCTGACTACAATCAGTTCAGCAAGGACATGGAGGACGCAACAAAGCGCAAGTCCCTGCATGATGCAGTTTCAGCAGAGTATGACCTTCCTGATTTCGACCAATTCAGCAAAGATATGGGTTATGAGACGCAGACTACTCAGCAAGGCAATCAGAACGCTCAGAATGCCAAGAAACGGCAACAGACTGCACAATCCTCTCATGTAGAGGAGGATAGAGGTTTGTCAAGCGACAATGGGTACAGCAAACAGAAAACGGCATTCGACAAAGCGGCTGAACAAGCCTGGAACAAACTTGCCCATAAAGGCGGAATCAAGTGGACTATCGAAGGACATCCCGAAGTCAAGATGGTCGCAGTCACTGATGATCTCGTCAAGAGATTCCCTCAGCTGGAGCAATCGAGAGGATATCAAGTACCATTTAATATGAGCACAGGTACGCCTATCATGCAAAATATAGATGACAAGGGCAACATCATAACACCAGACGAGGCGAGCGAGCAATACACGAAAATCCTCACTAACCAAGACTTTGACTATGTGCCGAAGCAGGAGACCGCATCGGTGCAGATAGGTAGTGTTGTCAATACTGCGCTGAGCACAAAGGGAGGATGGCTCGACCGCATGGCACGTAAGAGTATGGCTCAATATGGTGATGACTGGGAGCACCAGAAGTTCGAATCTGATGGTAAGGAGGTAAGCTCATCTGACGTGTTCGGCAAGGTGAAGCAGACTATCTATGATTACTATAACTCTGTGCTCAAAGGGATACGCACTCATCTGATGTTCAATTCGGATGAGGAGAAACAGGCTTATGTTGACAACCTCTACAAGACCGGGCAGTTGAAAGAGGAAGACATCCCGAAGGCAAATGTGCTTCACTATGTGCAGAATGTTGATAAGGAAGAGCAGATTGAAGCGGTGAGACAGGCCACGTTGAATCGTCAGTTAGAGTTGGAGATGGCGCAAGAAAGGTTTAATCAGCTTCCGCAACGTGAAAAAGGCGAATCCGACTTTGACTATAATGACAGGATTCTTCATGAAGGTGCGTTATATGAACAGGACATTCGCAAACTCAAAAAACAGATTGCTCAATTAGATGCGGTCTCGGATGAACTGCAAGGCAACAACACATCGTGGAAAGAGTGGGGACATGCCTTCGAGACATCTGGTATCGGCTCAATCCATGCCTGGGATTTGGGTGCCACAGACTTGAAGGATGCGATTGAATTGAATAAAGTCGCAAACGGCATGAAGAGAGGCATGCAGATGACATCATCGGACTACATGGCCCTGAGGGTAATGTCACAAGCAAACGAGGCTGACGCAATCGAAAATGCGGTGATGCCTGTGTCGTACAAGTCCAAGAAGGGTGGTTTCATCTCAGCTCCTTTCTCATTCGGATTCTTTGTCGGTGGAGATATTGCAGAGGGGTTAACATCAGCAGTCAATAAGGTTGCAGGGAAGGTAATCAGTAAGGCAGTCAAGGGCGCAGTCCTGAAGGCAGGAGGCAAGAAAGCATTGAGTGCAGCTACGAATCTGGCAGAGAAGGCTGCAAACACGAAATGTGTCAAGTTGTTCGGAATGCTTGCAAAGGATATTGAAAAGGCGGCATTTATGGAAAACACCACAGGTGCAGCAACGACAGGTGCAGAAATCCTCAACCGACACATCGGAACTGTCTCTGAGACCGATGATGGCTTTAAGATGGAGGGAGAGTCCCTGCCTACTGCTATCATCAAGGGTGAGATATCACAGAATATAGAGTCGCAGACTGAGTTCCTTGGAGAACATTTCCCCAGCTCACTGAAATTTATTAGGGGTATGGCGCACACCAAGGTCGGCAGTGCGATGGGACTTAGAAATCTCGCAGCATGGTTGACAAAGGTATCACGCACGGAACTCGCTACAACGCTTAAGAGCTATGCTACCAGAGCAGGGATTAATGGAGTGTTCGGTGAGTATCTGGAGGAGGTTGCCGGAACTGCCGAAAACGCTCTCTTAGTCGGTGACCAGAAGTTCTCTGACCTTCTCGATGTGAAGCAGCAGGAAGAGGTTGCAGGTTCGGTGGTATTGTCGTGTTTGGGAATGGGTATCTTTGGCACTGCAATATATTCGGGACAACGAGGTCTCAATATGCCAACTTACTACAGGCTTCAGCACCTTCAGAACAAGTGGGACAATGCAGGATTAGATTTGTTCTCGGGCGAGGAGTGGGCTAATCTGAAGGACAGGATTGACAACACACCTAACGAGGGTATGAAATTCGTGATGGCGGACATCTTGAAGGCTGATAATATGACCGAAGAACAGGCGAGAGCTGCCTTTAACTATGCGAGATGCTCACTGACCTTGAGAGGCATGAATCTCGGTGCTATGAAGGCTGCACAACTCGGTCTTACGGATGACCGACACATAGAGCAGGACAATGCTTATGTTGAGGGCAGACAGGCGAAAGATGAAGACAAACACGATATTCAGATAGAGTTTGGGGACAGGTCGCACGAACTTGCGGAAAAACTCGGCATCTCAGAGCAGCAGTTAGATAACATGAGCGATGAGGACTTAGAATCTCTCACAGGCAAGGATGATCAACTTGACAACCTTATCTATGACTACCAGACCTCTCACGCAAAATATCAAGGTGTTGTAGACAATGCTGATGACGAGATAGACAAGGCGGCACAGGAAGCTGCTCGTCAGACTGATATGGCAACCGACAAAAGCAGGGGTACGGTGCGCAATGCGACCATCAAGGCAGCGAAAGGGGAGGAAGACTATGGTGTGTATATCGTCAGCGGTAATGTAGCGACAAACGAGGATGGCTCCATCAATGTGTCTGAGAGCGATGATATGATATTGTACTACGACCCGAAATCGGGCAAGATAGAGCATTGTGATGCTATGCGTCTCGCATCCCTGGGTGAGGAGGTCAATGCAGAGGAAACACGGAATCAGGCGATTGCTGATGCGAAAGAGAAGGCTATACGCAAGCAAGCAGGAATCATAGACGGAACGGTAGGCGAGGGAACATCGTTTATCATTACGGACGCAGAAGGCAACGAGCATACCTACGAAGTACTTGCTGATAATGGTGATGGCTCTGCAATGATCACCATGGATGGCAATGTGCAGGATACTCCTGTGTCGCTTCAGGACTTGCAGAATCTCAAAGATGCAGAGGAAGCCAAGAGACTTGAAGCAGCCAAGATGCAACGTCAGCAGTTCGAAGAGGAGCGTGAGAAGCAGAATGCTCCTGTAGAGGACAATCTTGACTACGCTGACATCATCAATACAAATGGCAATGTAGAGATTGCCGAAGTGGTTGACGAGGAAGGCAATGCTATGTTCCCGGATGCGGAAGAGGTTTTCTTTGTGCAGAATCAGGGCAACAGGGCAAAGGTGATGGTGCTTGACAGTGAGGGCAATCTGCAACCGAAATTGGTCAAGAAATCATCAGTGCGGTCGCTCGGTACAATGTCGGTGGACGAATACAGGCAGGGAAGGCAGCAGGCTCTCAAGGAGGCTGAGAATGCATCTGAGCCATCTCTTGTAGACGAGACCGAAACATCCAATAATGTTGTCCCGACAGGTAATATTACAACCGATAATACCACAACCAATGAGACTCAGCCGGGTAACGAAGCAGAAGTCACCACATCGAACGAGACGCAGAACATATCTAACGAGCAGGAGAATACTCCTAAAATCACGCTTGAGGACGGAACTGAAGTGCCGATGCTTGAGGATGGCAATCCTGACTTTTCGCAACTCACGGCAGGACAGGTGGCTGAACTATATGACTCCCAGTTCGGAGAGGACGCAGGGCAGATTATAACCAACAATGTTAACAGGTCGAAGAAGGCCCTTGACAAGGCGAATGCGATGACCGTAAGCGGAGGCAGCTTTGTTGAGCAGAAGGCAAGCAAGGAGGCGAAGGACAAGGCTATCGCTGAAGCAAAGGAGAAATATGACTCTGCAAAGGCTATAGCTGATGCCTATAACGAGAGGATGCTCGCAAAGGAGGAAGATACTCCAGAGGGCAGACAGAACCTAATAGAAAAGGCAAGGAGAAAGTTCAATCGTATGAAGGGCAGCGTGAAGGATAATGCCCAGGCAATTGCACAATTATACGATGAGACTGTCGGATCACTGCTTCATCGCCTGTATGACAGCACAGGCATAGATGTGTTTGATGATACGGCAAACACCGTTGACGAATATGTTGCAAGCAGTATAGCACCTTACAGCCTTAACTATGAAGGTACGGAGACATCGAAAGGTGTAAAGCAGGAGACAGGTTTGTCAAGGTCTGACTTTGCGAAGACAGGACTTCTTGCAAAGGAGGGAAAAGGTAAGACAATAGGCCAATTGGCTAACGACTTGTGGAGAGATAGACCTGCGAACTTGGAGAACATAACAGACCAAGACGTGCGCAACGCTATCATTGATTTGATAACGAGCGGTCAAACTGCTTTCGGGCTTAAGAACCACATCCAGAATCTCCGTATCGCAGAAGCAGAGAATGTCCTTGAGCAGCAGAAAAGACAGGCTGATGAACTTGCTCATGCAGAAAAGCAGAAGGAGGAAGAGCAGGCTTCAACAGAACAGGCAGACGATAACACAGAAGAATCGTCTAATACTGAAGCAACTCCGGCTGATGCACAGGAGGAAGACAAATTGGCCGATATGCCATTTGAGGCTCCGTCACCAGATGAAGATGCTCCATTCTCAGCAAAGGATAAGGCGAAAGACCCTCTGGAGGTCTGGAACAATATGACAGATGAAGAGAAGGCTGCGTATATTGAGAAGAATCGTGTAAAGGATACCAGACTCGTTGATGATGTTGTCGGGAAGAAACTGCGCAAGGCGATTGAAAAGATAGCAGGGATGATGGGAGCGACAATCCAGTGGCAGAGGACTGATATGATTCGCAACGGATGGTTCAACCCTAATACCAAGACCATATATCTCGCACTTGATTCTTCCGTTCTTTGGGGTGTTCAGTTCGTCTTCGGACATGAGATGACTCACGACATCAAGACGAAATCCCCTGCTATGTACGAAGAACTGAAAGGACTCGTCAAGGAAAAGTATGGCGAGGAAAAGTTTGAGGCGATGACGAACAAAAACGAGAAACGATATGCTGGTGTCGGGAAGACAGATAACGACAGAAGCTATTATGAGGAGGAGACTGTCGCTGATGCCATCGGTGCTACGATAAGAGACCTGAATCTCACTCGTTCTCTCGCTCTGAAGATGTCTCATCCGTTGCTTGCCAAGATGCACGATGTGCTGCTGAAGATAAAGAATGCATTCAAAGAAACACCATACAAGGAAAAAACGAATGGCATCATCCGCACGATAGAACAGGTGTATGTGAAGACTGCCAACGGTACGTTTGAATCGTCAGCGTCAGAAGGAACGAATGATGATGAAAACGTTTCATACTCACTACGTCAGAAGCCAGAGCCTGAGAAGAAAGGCACAGGATATAAGGTGTTCGTGCTCGGCAAGGACGGCAAGCTATATCCACCGATGGTGGCGAATCCGAACGGTGCTGCTACTCCTGTCGGTGTGTGGCTCGATGCTGATGCAGCTCCTGTCGCAGGAGAGAGCAAGACAGGCAGACCGCAAGTCAAGCAAGGTGGCAAGGGAACGCAAGGCGGTAGCGGCAAACTGGCTTATCGCCCAGGATGGCATCTCGGTGTCATTCCATACGCCATCCAGTTCAACCGCAAGGATGCAGAGGGCAACAAGACTCTGTTCCCGAAGAACTTTGTATTTGCAGAGGTGGAATATGCAGCGGACAAGGACTATCAGGACGAGGCTCATGCAGAAGGCATCAATAACAACGGCAAATATCAGCACTCACTTGCAGGACTGAAGCATCTGCCTACTGACGGATATTATATGTATCGTACCAACCCGAACCCTGAGACTGACCCTTGGGTGATAACTGGTGCGATGAAAGTGAACAGGTTGCTTACAAGAGCGGAACAGGCTGACATCGTAAGGAAGGCAGGACGTGAACCTCAGCAGATTCAGGAGGGCGATATCGTTACTGATGATGTTGTGAACAGCATCAATCAGGAGATAGCAGCTGCTCCTAAGTTCTCGTTAAAGGTATATCACGGCACTGGTGCTGACTTCACGGAGTTTGACTTCGACCACATGGGCGAGGGAGCAGGTTCGCAATCCTTCGGTTGGGGAGGTTATGTAACTTCATCCAAGAAGATTGGAAAGAGTTATGCAGACCTCAATCGTGTCAGAAACCTTCCTGAAGATATATTTGATACCGAAAACAAAAAGGCTGCTGCAAGTTATGTGCAGAAACTGATAACGCAAGGATATGATAAAGAATCGGCTATTCAGGAAGTTAGAAGTAAATACGATGGGTTCCTTGACAATTTAAACCATGATGATACCTCTCGAAAAAACAATGGAGTGGCAATCTTAAACTTGAAAGAAAGAATAGCTACATTGGATGAAATAGAAGAGGGGAAACTTCCTCTTCCTACAGTATCTCTCTATGAGGTAGATATTCCTGATGATAATGGCAGCAACTATCTGGAATGGGAAAAGAAACCTTCTGATGAGGTTGCGACTAAGATAATTGAAGGTATCTACGGCTTGGATGATAAGACCTTTGATGATATGGCTGCAAGGGATATTGTGTTCAGAACTCTTATGTATGATTACATCAAGAACGCAGACAAGGAGCAGATGATTCCAATCCTTGTGAAGACTAATGGCCTGACAAGGAATACTGTCTATGATAATGGAAACGTTGAGGATGATATGCGATTTGTGTACAATCGTTTGTCTAACTGGATGGGTAGTCCAAAGGCCGCAAGTAAGTTCCTCTCTTCTCTTGGCTTTACTGGTATCAAGTACCCTGCTGGTACTATCTATGGTGGTGCAGAGGAAGGTGATGTCAACTATGTTATCTTCAAGCCAGAGGACATGCAGATTGTGGAGCATGAGAAATTCTCGGTGAAGAAAAAGATATTTGACCCAAGAGAAATATCAGATACCGAAAAGCAAAGACGTGGTGATATGCTGATTCATGCCACTCCAGTTGATGTCGCAAAAGACCAAATTATTAAGACCGATAATTTGTCAGCAAGAAAAGTCGCTGAACAATGGTGGCGCGAAAATATTGGTAGCCCTTTGTATTACGAAACTGAAATAGGGAAGGTTGAAATAAACGAGAACTCAATACAAAGTTCTTTGGCACATCGTTATGGACAGGCAAAGCTGGATGCCATTACATCACTAAAGGATGGCTTTAATAATGCTGTTTATCTTGGGACCATTCCTGATTTTGTTAGAACACGGGATGATGTCCAAAATCATTATTTTGCATATCCTATTAATTATGATGGTAAACGCTGCTATGTCTTCTGTCGTGCAATGGAGGATGCAAATAAGAATAGTTTATATGTACATGAGGTGTTTATTGCAGACAATATACAAAAAGAAGGCAATACCCTTCAAACCGCAGCGTTTAAGCCTCACGGAGGTATTGCCCTCTATAAGCATATCCTTTCGGATGTCTTATCTGCTGCAAATATAGCCAATCCTTCTGAAACTTCAAAGGGAAACGCAGGAAAATTCTCGCTTCGTTTGCAGGATGCCATCAACGAGACCGACACAGAGCCGACTGAAGCACAGAAGAAGAGCGGCAACTACAAGAAAGGTCATGTCAAGTTCGGTGGCTATGACTATACAATAGAGAATCCGAAAGGCTCATATCGCTCTGGTGTGGATGAGAACGGCAAGGAATGGAAACAGAAGATGAATGACACCTACGGCTACATCCGTGGAAAGTTCGGCAAGGACGGTGATCACCTTGATATGTTCATCAACGACAAGGCTGACCTTGACAGCTGGAATGGTGATGTGTTTGTCGTTGACCAAGTGAATCAAGATGGAACATTTGACGAGCACAAGGTGATGTATGGTTATGGCTCGCTTGATGAGGCGAAGAAGGCATATCTCTCCAACTATGAAAAGGGATGGACAGGTCTCGGCAATATCACTCCTGTAAGCAAAGCAGACTTTGACAAATGGCTCGACAAGAGTAACAGGAAGTTGAAACCGTTCGCTGACTATGCTGACATTACATCGAAGACGAACATGGATACTGCTCCAAGCAGCTTTGAGGAGTTTTTGGAGCACCCTGCGGTACGTTACTCTATCCGTAACGAAAAGGAGAGGGCTGCTGCTGAGGATGCCTACAATTTTGCACAAGAGAACAGGCCCGACAGATACTCTCGTTATGCCATCGTGAATATGGAGAAACCCGGAGCAGTGCCTCAATATCTTGAGAAGAAGACAGTTGCCGACAACTGGAGAAGGTATTACAACAAGTTGAAATGGGGTAACTACAAGTTGTTCGACCTTGACAAACCATTTGAGGATAACGTGAAAAATCTTGTAGGCAAGTTCCCGGAAACATTCAGAAAGAAGAATGATACTACCCTGTCTAAAATAAACGAACTGACTGCCGACTATAACAAAAGGAAAGAAGAGTATGATGCTATGTCAAATAGCATCCAAGAACTTTTGAATGGTCTTATGAAGCAAGGTCGTTCTTTGGCGGAGGCTGAAAGCGTTATAAGAGATTGGGGACTGTACAAGGAAATGGACTCCAAGTATCAGAATTTGATGGGCATCCGCAAGCAGTTGAATGAGTTGAGGAGCGGAAAGGTTGCTGATGACGAAAGATTCTCCCTCATCGGCAAGAAAGGTGCAGAGGCTTTGGATCATGCAGAAGAAGTCAGCACACGTCTTGACAACCTGAATGTTGCACGACAGATGGAAGGAGCAAAGAAAGACGCCAAGGCAATAAAGATGGCCACAGGCTGGGAGCGTGGGGCAGACGGTAAGTGGCGGTATGAGATTGCGGACAGCAAGCTGAACGACATGATGGACGTGGATGGCAAAGGTAAGATGGTGAAACGTCATAAAGAGGACATGTTGTGGACGAGCGGCAAGTTAGGTGAAGTGGTTGTTGCTCCCGAACTGTTCAAGGCTTATCCGAAACTGAAAGACGTACGCTTGGAGACGGATTCTATTATGAATAACCTACCGAGTAATGGCGAATACAATGCCAAGACGAATACGATAACCATCCATGCGGATGAGTTGAAGTATTTGGATTCCATATTGAATCATGAGATTCAGCACGCAATACAGCACATAGAAGGGTTTGCGAGGGGTGGTAATCCCGAATATTTACAATGGCGAATTGAAGCCGCTAAAAAGGAGTGGCGTGCTCGTGCCTGGGCTGACGCTTTGCGTGATAAGGCAGAAGAGATGGGCGAGCACTATAATCAGGTGGAAGTGGAAAAAGCCTTGATTGATGAGTATAAGGAAATGGGCATGGATAATGACGAATGGATGCCTGATAAGGAAACACGCATAAAAGGATTTAATTACTTCGCGAGGGGCTATGCCGATAGAAGTTTTGATGACGACATTAGGGCATTTAGACTGAATGAATCCACACGCAGTGATTATAACTCCTATGTGGAATACACAAAACTCGGCGGAGAGGTCGAGGCTCGCAATGTTCAGAGCCGCATGAACATGTCTCCTGAAGAGCGCAGGAAAACCCTTGCCGAGGAAACGGAAGACGTTGCAAGGAAAGACCAGATTTTCTTGTATGGGGATAATGATGCTTATTCGCTGAAGCAGAATAAAGATGCAGAGTATCTTGAAGCTGTAAGAAGTGGTGATATGGAGAAGGCTCAGAAGATGGTTTATGACGCTGCAAGAGCAGCTGGATATGTGAACGGCACAGAATATCAAGGCGAAGGCTCATGGAACGCTCCTTCAGCATCTGTCGAGAAGAAGGACTTTGCAAATCTTGATGCACTACGTGAATCTGTTGAGGAATATAGCGGAGATACAAATGTATATGGTATCATCAACGGTGTCACTACAAATGATGATGACTTCTATTACAATCCGGGAAGAGTCGGCTTTAGGGATGCTGCTGCATCGGAAACATCTTCAGTCTTGAGAAGACTAAGATACGACAAGGCTGATGCCAACACGAAGGTTAAGGTGTACCGTACTGTTCCTGCTGACGTAAAGGGCAACAATCTTATGTCGGGAGATTGGATAGCTCTCTCAAAACAATATTGCATCGAGCACGGTAACGGACGCTATGGTGAAGGTGGTTATCGTATCATTGAAGAAGAAGTGCCAATCAAGACGATATGGAACGACGGCAACGACATGAGGGAGTTTGGCTTTGATGACGGCAACAATAATGAAGCAGAGAAAAATGTTCCGAATAATAGGAAACTGCTTGATGCGGTTACCTATGATAATAACGGCAATGTCATTCCCTTGTCAGAAAGATTCAATGAAAGCAATGATGATATAAGGTATTCATTGAAGAATAAAGACAGGAAACAAGCCCAACTGGATATTATATTGAAGACCAATCCGATGTTGGATGATTACCATACTGGCATCAGGAAGGTAGAAGACATAAAGACCTTGGGAGAATCAGTTGAGGAAGCTCGCAGTGAAGCGGAGAAGTATGGCGATGACGAATGGTCTGCTTATCCTGACATTACGAACGACATGTTGCAGAATGCCCTTGAAACTGGTGAGATAACCATATACAGCAGCAAACCTATCAAGAATGGCGTGTTTGTCACTCCGTCCTATATGCAAGCATCCGACTACGCAGGAGGAGGCAACGTGTATGAAAAGACTGTGCCGTTGACTGATGTAGCCTGGATTAACACGGATGAGGGACAGTATGCCAAAGTTGATGGTGAAAGATATTCGCTGAAGGAAGTGAATGACAAGTTCAATGATAGACTTGCGCAATTAATAGAGAATCCGAATCAAAAGGATAGGGTCCTTCATTTAGGCCGTTCAAGCCAGTTCTTAATAGATGGCGGTATTGCAGATGCTGAGATAGAGTTGGACTTTGATAAGTTTGTTCGCAAATCAAGCGAAAAATACAAGAACAACCATCCGTTCTCGGCAGGCGATATAAAAGATTTGCCCAAGGCAATAGCTCATCCTGTTGCTGTCTTTAATAGTACAACAAAGAAAGATCATGTCGTTATGACTGAACTTAATCATGATGGAAAGAATTTCATCGTTGCAATTAGAGCAACAGAACAAAACAGGAAAAACAAAGTTGTTCTTGAAGTAAACCAAATTACATCATTATATCCTAAAGGAGAGCGAGGTATAATATATTGGATAAACAATAACAAACTGAGCAATGTTGATAAAGAGAAAGCCCTCCACTTTATCGAGGCACTCCAGCCCCATGCTGGAACCTTAACAAGTGAAGAGCTTTCGTCTGCTGCAAATATAGTCAGAAACTTTGTAAATCCAAAGCAAAACGATGGAAATCTGCAAAAAACTGAAAGATATTCCCTACGTGTAGACCGATACCGGGATGAACTGAATCAGTGGAAGAAAGACAACAACCTTCCGAAGGATGCTGAGAGACCGCAACTGCCTGTAAGAGAACCGAACGAGAGTGCAGCGGACTTCCTGAAGCGAGTGAAGGAATATCGCAGACAGGCAGCTCTGTGGGCAACGGCACCGACATACGAAGACCATCTGCTTGTGTCCGACACTGCACAGGGACAGTTTAACCTTGAGATGCAGCGTAAGGCAGTGCTTACACGTATAGTCATACAAGACTCAATGCTCGCCATCCGCAAGGCACAGGAAGCCATCATGAAAGAAAAAGGCGTTGACAAACTGAATCCTGCTGAAGATGCATATACGGCAGAGAACAGAAGCCATGGCAAGGCGAAGAACGAATTCGAAGAATACAATGACGAGTTCTTGCAACCATTGCGCAAGGCATACAACGAACTGATGCAGAGACTCGGCAAAAGCTATGACAACGTGAAAGTGTATATGATAGCGAAACACGGACTGGAGCGCAATGCATATATCGCCTTCAAGTATGCTCTTGACGAAGACTATGAGACGAACGAGGAGCGCATGAATGCCTATAATAACTACAAGGCGGATATGGACAGGCTCAACAACGATGCTGACTTTGAGGCAGGAAGAATAGACTTTGCAGCATGGAAGCAGAGAGACGGTTTCATCCGAACAAAGTATGCTCCAAGCTATTTCAAGTTCCGCTTTGACGAGAACGGCATGACTAAGGACTACTCTGGTCTATCAGCCTTGTTTGACGCAGATGACTATGAAGGTGCAGCAGCAGACTTGGTGAAGGAGGTGGAAGATGCCAATCCTTACTACACCGATGAACTGTGGTATGCGACAAATGACGCAACGAAGAAGATTCTGCGTGACAGCTATAATGCCGGGATGATGACGGAAGACAATTTCAATTTCGTCAGCGGTATGTATAGGAACTACATCCCTCTCCGTGGTTGGGGAGATACCAATGCAGACCAAGTGTGGAACTATGTCGGTGGAGGTAAGGGAGCATTCAATCAAGTTGTGAAGGAGGCAAAAGGTCGTAAGTCTCTTGCCGATGATCCTATCGCATACATTGAGAATATGGCTGAGAGTGCAATCCTGATGAACAACAGGAACTGGGTGAAGCAACATCTGCTCCTGCTTGCGCAGAATCATCGCACATCACTGCTCAATGTCAGCAAGGCATGGTATATCAAGACCAAGGACGCACAGGGCAACGAGGAATGGATTCCTGCCTCTCCTCAGATTACCGAAGGAATGACAGGCAAACAGGTGGAGGCAGCTCTTGAGGCTTTTGAGCAGAAGATGGAGCAGATGAAACAGAACGGAGAAGCGACACAGAAGCGTGAGCATCTGGAGATAAGCTATCCGCAGACAAACGGTGAGGAGCGTGAGCACGAAGTGAGAGTGATGAAGGGGGGCGAGGAATATGTGATATATGTGAACGGAGACCCACAACTTGCCCAGGCAGTGAACAACACAAGGGCGAGAAAAGTCCGTGAAGGTATAGCGGAGAGTCGTCCACTAAGGATTTTAGCAAGGACAGGCAGATATATGTCCGCGGCCTATACATCCAGGTCTCCATTGTTCATCCCTGCCAACTACATGCGAGACCTCACGATGACACTTGCTTCAACGGCAATCCGTGAAGATGCGAGATACAACTATCTGCTGAGACGGAATATGCTCAGACACTGGAATACATTCCCGATGGTGCTGAGTTACCAGAACGGCACTCTGAGAGAGAAGGTACGCAATGGCAGTGCAAGCAGGGTAGAGCAGATGTTCTATGACTTTATGATGAACGGTGGCGAGACAGGATTCGTGACATCCGTAGATGTTGAGGACTTGAAGAAGAAATTCCGAAACGATCTGAAGGACTTGAACCGAATGGCTGCGAATCCGAAGAAGGTGGGACATATCATCATGAACAGCATCGAAACCCTGAACAGGGCCATCGAGGACAGCAACCGATTCATGGTCTATATGACATCAATTGAATATGGCAGGAGTATAGAGGAGGCTGTCAACAATGCCAAGGATGTGACTCTGAACTTCAACCGCAAGGGAACAGGTGAGCACGGATGGCAGGCTGTCCGTGATATGTATCTCTTCATCAATCCTGCCGTTCAATCACTACAGACTCTCGGAGCATTGGCAAAGCACCATCCGTTCAAGTTCACGACAGTGACTACCGGGTGGCTGGCAACAGGTCTCTTGGTACCGATGCTGAACAACTTGCTGATGAGTTTTTTCGGTGGCGATGATGACAAGGACAAGTATTGGCAGTTCACGAAATGGGATAGGAGAAACAATTTCATAATGTGGATTCCGTTCACCAAAGAGTTTGTGAAGATTCCTCTCGCACAGGAGTTCCGTGGCTTCTATGGTGTCGGTGATATGATAGCCTCCAAGTTGTGGGGAGGAGAAAAAGCGGAAGAGAGCTGGGGTGATTATGCTTTGGACTTGGCAGGGCAGATAGTGGATATGTTGCCACTCGACCCGACAGGTTATGATGGCAATATAGGTTTGGCCCTGACACCAAATGCAGCTCGCCCAATAGGAGAGTTGGCATTGAATGTAGACTTTACAGGCAAACCCATCTTCAGGAATTCCGAATATAACAAGTACGACCCGAACTTCACCAAGGCTTATGTCGGCACTCCAGACTGGTTGGTGCGCATATCAAAGATGGTGAACAGTATTGACAACAAATACCCGGATGTCCAGCAGAATGCGATTGACCGATTCGGTGATCCAAGATTCAACTTGAACAATCCTGCGGTCGTTGACCATGTGCTTTCATCATATCTTGGTGGTGCATACACTATGGGAAGTCAGATTCTCGGTGTGGCAACAAAAGCATTGAACGGAGATGACATCAAGATGGCAGACATACCTTTGGCAAGCAAATTCGTTTCAAATCCCGATGACAGACCTGTCAGCAAGAAGCAGGGAGAGGAGTTCTGGGATATGAAGGAGAGACATGACAGAGCCGCCAACACTCTGAGCAAGCTGAAGAAAAAGGCGAAGGTTGACGGTGACTACTCGACGCTTGACATATTCTTCGGTTCAGACGAATACAGGCAATATAAGGAAGATGACAAGAAGGTCAAGAAGTATGAGGAAGACCGCAAGAAAGAAAAGGCACAGGAGACAGGCGAGGAGTACAGACCTCACAAGACCACTGCCGATGATGTCTACAAATCCCATACCACTCCGAAAGATGACTTTGAGGATATGAAGATGAAGCAGCTCTATGAGAAGCTGAACAGTTACAAGATACGCTATGAGGCTATTGACGGAATATCAGGCGAAAGGGGTGATGCCTACTACAAAGCCAACAAAGCTGCCATTGATGCAATCGAAGAGATAGCATACGACAAGTCTCAGATAGCAAGCATCAAGAAAGGATTCCTTTCAGATGGGCAGAACACCTATGATGCAGACGGAATGAAGGATATCCGGGAACTGAGAAAGCGGATTCTTGATGTTCTTGAAAAGGCTAACAAGGTAATGTTGAACAACAGAAAATAGCAGAATAAAAAAGGCGAGGTAGAAATGAATCTATCTCGCTTTTAAGTGTTACAGGTCGCTGTATTCTTCAACTGCATTGAAGCAGGGACAGCTCTTTTCCCAGTTTTTGGGATTGTCCTCACCCCAGATGCTCCGATGTCCCATTATCTTAGCATCGGGATATTTCTTGTGGAGTATACCAAGCAACTTCCGTAATGTAGCCTTCTGAGCAGGAGTCCTGTTGTCTACAGGTATAACCCTCTTGTTGGGCCGTTCAACTCCTCCCACATAAGCCACATTGATGGCGGTTGCATTATAGCCCTTCACACCATTACTCACCTCTTCCACTGCGAGCATCTGATGTATGGCTCCATCTGCGGTTATTACGTAATGGTAGCCGGGTTGTTTCCATCCTTTATGACGAAACTCTGCCCATAATTCCTTCACTCCCCAGCTCTGCTTGCTCGCAGTGCAATGTACGAAAATACGTTCTATCTTTCTCATGATTCGTCAGTTTAGGAAATTGATACTGAGAAAGTATCGGACTGCCATACCCACAACCACAGCGATGCATCCTCTCGTCAGGTCTCCCTTGTTCCACTCTCCGTGATAGTAATGACACCTGTCATTGTCCTCATGCACTATTAACGCAATCAGTCCAAATCCACCTCCGAAGAGTATAGAGATAACAAAGTAGACCACCATTCCCATCCAATCCTTTCTGTTCATTTTCATCTTCATTCAAATTAATCAGGTTAATAATATCGCATATACCATTGCCATCCCTGTCAGTTCGGCAGCAAACCAAGCCCATCGGCTTTCCGTAATTTGCATCACGACCACATAAGCCACAAGGCTCAGTGCTACCACCTCCCAACAAGCTGCCATTCCCCATGCTACAGCGCAAACCCCTGCTATCTTTGCGGCAGTCTTGTGCAGCTTCGCCTCGTCACCTTTGTAATGGGGAGCAACTGCTACGAATATCAGTGCCGCAGCAGCGAGAAAACCAAGGAATTTCCAATTATCGGGAGCTGCCTCTATCATAGCCGGGACAAGCAGTGCCGCGCTCGTTCCTATACAGACAGTGAAGAGCGTCATCCCACCTTCGTAGGCATATTCGCTCACCACTTCCTTGGCTCCGTATTTCATCGCCATCACCGTCACATAGAAGGCAAAAATCGCAAGGCTCAATATCACCATCCACGTCATACGCTACACCTCCATTTCTAACTGTTCGGGATAGCCCTGCGTGTAGTCGTAGGCTTCCACCTCTTCCACTGTCTGCAATTTCTCCACGGCAGCCTTGTGCGCAGCAGTCACATTATAACAGTCCTTTGCATAAGCCTCTATGTGACTGATGATGTTCTGCGCCTGTTCAATACTCAAGTTATAGCATTGATTGCCAAGCCATAGTGTAGTGTCCGTTCGTCCAATTCGCTGCAAACGCTCGTTGCCTTGATAAACTCTGTCTCTAAGCTCAAAGTCAAGCCACACCTTTTGTCTGTTGAGCATAAAGCCGTTAACGGAAGGGGAGGTGTCATAGGACTCTATCTCTGTAATTTTCTGTGATTTCGCTGTTGCAAGTTCTGAAGCCTTGAGTTTGCTCTGGAATTCCTCAAATGCCCTCTGCACTTTATTTTCATCAAATAGGCTGATAGGCACACTACATTCGTAGCAGCTATATACTTCTATTTCTTCATCAAATACTGCTCCGAGATGACGAACCATCATGTTACCTATCTCGAACGTCTCCTTGAAATCCCTCTTGGGAATAAAGGTTTTCAAAAAAATTACCTGATCCATATATTCATATTTAGTATCTTTTTATCAACAGGCGAAAAAAGGAAAAACATTTCGTCCACCATAACTTTTCGATCTGAGATTCGTTACAAAGCCGTTAAATCCGTATGCGTTAGATGCACCACTCTGACCGGATGACCATATTGCTTCTTTGTTGAAAAAGTTATTGAATACAGAAGTTGTGCTTTCATCATATAATCTCGTTATAACCTCTTTAATTTGTGTGAAGTTGTTAAAAAAACTTGTCATTTGTCCAACCGAGCCAATCATCCCATGTAATTCCTCTCCAGCAAAAGTGATTGTCTGGTCATAAGCGTAATCGAAAGATGGAATACCAATCAAGCGTTCTTGAGCCTCCTGACGAACGAGGAAAGATTCACGTGCCCCATTATAGTAGTTGGGATTGTTTACGTCTGCACCATCGGTTGCTATTGATTCAAACAATATATTCTGAAGACAGTATGCCTTTTGTGGGGTTTTGTTGATATTTTTAATATCAATTGTACGAATAGCAAAAGTTCCCTTGTTGGCACAAAGATTAATATCGGCAATCTTGATAGCGAGAGCCTCGTCTTGTGCCTTTCCAGCAGCTACCCATTCATCAATGGTATATTCCCCTTTATTAGCATCAAGTACAAAAATACCAGTTCTATACTGGTACAGATTATAAGTAACATTCCTTTCTGAAAAGGAAGCCTTATATGTACGATTATTTTTGTAAAAGTTCACATAATATCCATCTGTATCTTCTACCTTGACGGTATATTCCTTGCCGAGAGGGATGAATGTGTTCACCTGTCCATTGCTATCTGTGTTTAGCATAGTATCCTTCCCATCATAAGAGATAGTCACAGGAATACCTTCCCATACTGTGCCTACATTGCCAGTATATTTCTTAACAGTCACGACAACTTTTTCTGTCATATCCTCTTCATAAGGCTTATACTGCACATCAATATTACGTGTTGCAAGCACTGCTGTGTATCCTACAGGAGAGATAGGTTGTGCATTACCATACTCAGGAAAGACAATCTGATAGTAGTTACCTCTATTGACAACAAACGATACCTTACCATCATTGTTGGTAGTATATGTTTGGGGTGTCTTACCATTATTAAGGTATACGTTTATTTTTATACCTCCTACAGTGATATCACTGACGGAAGAGGTAATTGTAACAGTCACCTCCTCGTCTGTGTATGTCATTAGAGCTATCGTCTTCGTCTCCCCCTTTCTGTTTGTCACTGAGATAGTGGAATCTTTGAGAGTAGCATTTACGTTCTCTGCTGATGCGGCAGCAGTGTTAGCCTTGTCAGCGGCAGCATTCGCTTTCTCTGCTGCTGCATCAGCCTTGGTGGTGGCATTGCTCGCAATATCACCAACAGCTGCTATCTTCTTATTGAGACTATCCTGAGTGCTGCTGATGGTATTCTTTACATTTATGCCGAATCTTTTCAGATTTTCGTCAGTGATCAATCTTCTTGTTGCCATAGCTTTTACGCTTTTGAATTCCACAAATTATCTATATCTGTATCAGTCAAGGCTACCATATCTACATTCTTTACGTATCTGGTTTCAGCTGCGTTAGCGTCCAACTTCTGATTCAACTTGTTGTCAATGGCTTTAATCGTACTGCTGTAATCCGTCTTCGTGACATAGTTGGAAAGGTCTATCGTGAATTGACTCCATCCAGCAGCCTCTTTCCTCTTATTCCAATCCTTAAGTTGGTAAAGGGCTCCATTACCATTGCCATCAGTATCCACCACATACCACAACTGACCTACTGCATCACTATTGGTGTTGTCACCACTTGCAGACAACTGCCAGTCATTCAGAGCATATAGTGCAGTGAGATTGGCTACAGTTCTGTGACCACTCACCTCATCTGCATAGACAACACCATAGCCTGTAGATGTGTTGTTATTCGTTCGAAGTACATTTGCCTGTCCTAATCCTTTTCTTGTTGCCATTTCCAGTCCTCCATTTAAGCAAAATCAAGTTTCGCATTCGTGAATGCTCCACGTTGCACACTTGTATAAACATTATATTCCAACTGCTTCTTTGTGTCGGGATCAGTCACCGTCACCTTTGTGAGATTAAAGCCTCCGTCAAGCAATGGAGTTGCATCATTCATAGTTATCTTGCTGAGGTTGCCAAGCACTGATGGATAGGCATACATATAGTAACTTGTACTGTTTGTTGTAACACCTGTAGCCACCTTTGACTTGCCATCACGAAGCTCATACTTCTTGCCTGGAGTAGGAAATACCACACTTGTCAGAAGACTTGTCAGAGTGCTTGCTGATGGAGCAGCTTCTGTTACTAATGCAGCAACACACTTATACTGGAAATGTACCCTTGCTGATGCCGAAGAATAGTCAAGGTCTGTACTGTCTGCCTGACGGATGATGCCATTGGCAAGCACAAGTCCCTGCTTCTTGGCAGATACCTTTGCAGTGAATGTCCTGTCAGAAGTTATGTTCTCCACTGTGATTTCCTCAGAGAATACTCCACTTGCAGGCAATGCCTTGGCTGCCCAGTCTCCACCAGCAACTGCCGTAGGTGCCTTATGGGCATCATCCTTTGTCCACTTGTACTTTCCGATGAATGTCACCTTGTAGCCATAAATTGTGGAAAGGTTTGCTGATGATGGGTACGTGATGGCATCGCCAGTCTGAGTGTATGCCTTCCAACTTGGTGTAATGCTCAGTGATGCCAAGGGAAGGTCACCATTAAGAATACCATCTATCTTCTCTGCATTGGCTGCTCCCTTGTTGCCGGGATAAGCCGTGCTCGCTGTCTCTCCAAGACTTACCGAAGATGAGATTTCCACAAGTTCACTGCCACTCCATCTGTAAGATTTGTTACCGTCTCCGTCTATGTAGATTTTGTCGGAATAAGGAACGTTGGTCGTTAGTTCTTGAAAATTCGCTTTCTCAGACCAGTTGTCGTAAACTACAAGAAGTTTCGGTTTGGCAACTCCTTCTGGTGTAAGAGTAGAACTGTCCTCCACCTCTGCACCTTGGGTAGCATAAAACCTCTTGGTGTTGGAATCATAGATGACCTTCGTCCAGCTGCTGATAGAGTTCTGCATTATTTTCAGTCCCTTGTCGGGCATACTAAACTCCACGACGTCATCCACATAGGCTGGCAACATTCCTGAAGGCACTTTACCGTTTACCAACTGTGCGTAGTCTCCCTTCACCTGCTTCTTTGCAAGAGCTTCCTTTATCTTATCAACCAAATGCCTAAGACCTGTATCGTTCAAATATTTAATTTCTCCCATAATTATTTAAAATAAATTGTCAATCTCTGTATTTGTTATCGGGGTATTTGGGTTGTCGGTGTTGTCCAATTGGTCTTTAATCGCAAGAAGGTTATCTTCAACGCTTTTGCCATCGAGTCCCTTCACGAATTTCGCATATGTCAGAGTCCTGTCTTTTCTTGAACTGACCAGTGTGTTGCCGTATTTCAATTCTCCTGCCATATCAATCTCCTCCTATAGTGTATATGTTGTCATTCCCTGCGACAAGTTCATCACTCCAGTAATAAAACAGACCGTCAGATTGTGCCGTATTGAAAGATGTAACAAGTCCTGCCTGCATGATAGTGACAGGCTCTGTACAAACGAACCATACCCGGTTTTTCACATCTGTTGTCGCTATGGTAAAGCTGCGACCTGTAGCGAAGGCCTTTACAGATGTCAACTCATCAAGTCTGATTCCGGCAACATCCGATGCCGAAGAGCTGCCGTACCAGAACGTGTATGCGTCAAAATCATCAGCATCATCAGTAGTGATGTAATACTTCAGATTATACATACCACATGGCTCGCCGTCAACAATGCCAAGAGGAATCTTCGACTGCCTGTTGAATGGCACTATTGCAAACATATTGCTTTCGCAACTTGACAATAACACTCCGTCAGCCTTCCATGATACCCTTACTGCATAATTGCCGATGTCAATAGTGTTAGGGAAATCACATATCAACTCATTGTTCGTATCTTCCGAAACCTTGTATCTGAGTTCGATATTCTCGCAATATCCTCCTATCAGCTCAACCTTGATGTTTGAAGCCTTGTTCATATTGTAATCAACAATAGAGTTACTGTTCTTGGCAATTTGAAGTTTGCTTACCAAGATATGCAACCTAAAGCTATTTCCTTTTACAATCCGATATATCATGTGATGTTCTTTTTCGGCAAAGATAGGAGAAAAAACATTCCCCTATCTTTTATCCGTTAATAACCGAAACCAATATTATTCAAGTCCCTTCCATCTCAGGAATTTCCTCTTCCTGCTCTGTTGCGCCTTCCTGCTCTTCGCATTGGTGTGGTATACGCAATCATGGAACAGGTCTTTAGGTTTAGCGTCTTTCGGAGTCAGTCCGACCTTGCGATATGCAAGATACTGATTTCTGTTAATGACCATCAGTTTTCCGCTCTGCATCGGAAGAACGTAATAGATGTCACCATCCTTGGATGATGCCTTCAGTGCCGCAGCCTTGGCTTTGCGGTACATCAACTCGCACTTGATGCGCTTGACAATTTTTCTCAATTTCATAATCGTTGAATTTAAGTTATACTTATCCTATAGTAGCTGCCGAAACAGATATTCGTTTCGGCAGTTGTCTCGTCTCCAGTGTTATCATTTGTGGCATCTCCATTTCGTTGAAACAGATATGCAGACCTATGGCTCTCGTCATCAGCAAGTCATCATGCTTTCCGTCAGCGGCTTCATAGACAGTGCCGTTCTTTTCGTAGGTCAGATATTCGAACAGGCATCTCTCGTCTCGCTCCACATACAACTGCTCACGTATGACCTGAACTAGAACAGATATGACCATCGGCTTTGTCGCAACGTTCGTGTGGAATCCGTATTTGACAGGGACTTTGTTCTTGATGTCAGACTCGCTCTGCTTGCGAGCATACAGGTTGTCGTATACATCCTTTATCTGATTCAAGATAAACTCCGACTGATCACCACCTTCAAGAATACGTTCTTTGTCCTTGGTCTCAAGCGTGTTGGACTCTATGACAAGAAGAGCATTGTCGTAGTACTTGGCTATCTGAGCAGCCTTCCATGCCAGCAAGTCCATATCAATATGACCATACCATTGTGCAACGACATACGGTTTTCCACCTTCCATCATCCAGTACCTGTCAAAGACAACGATGACAGACCAGTCAGCACCCTTGCTTCTTCCACCGATATCAACGACAACCAGATATCGGTTCGTGACCTTGCAATCGTCAAAGTATTCCGGCTTGTTCCATATCCACAGCTGTCCCTGCTTGTCCTCACAGAACCTGACGTTCTGCATACATTTCCTGCCCTTGTAGCCATCGCCATATACATCACCGATGAACTTGGGCGCCCTGCATCCCTTCTTGAACTTGTCAACCTTGTCTTCAGCGAACACCCTCGCTCCTGAATGCTTGAAAGCTTCAATGTCATCGGTAGGATATCCTGCTGCCATATCCGCATGGTCGGTGAATTTCCTACGCTCTGCGATATACCAGTTGATGGCTTCAAGCGGTGCACCAAGCGTCCACAACTTCCACAGGTATGTACCCGGTTCTTCTCGGTCAGACATCGCATTGTTGTTGTTCCTGTTTTCATACAACCATTTGGCGAACTGCTCCTTTTCCTTCCTTGTACCGAAGTCAAGGTGGTACATATCATATATCTCAAACCAAGGAACGAAGAATGGTTCGAACTGGGATTTGCCATCCTTGGCAGCGAGCCACTCCCTGTGGAAAAAGTTTCCTGTTCCGTTGGCAGTGGACTCAATAGCAATCATCGTCATCGGACGATACAGGATACCATTGGTCGCATTCTGAATGACCTCTTCAGGAGACTTACCATCGGTCTTCTTCCACAGTCCGACCTCAGACAGGTGTACCAAGTTGTAGTCCTCACCATTGGCGGAAAGCGGTCGCTCCATTGAACCGACCTTGATCTTGCAGAAACGTTGTGGAACTTTCTTGACATTGCCGGATGTTCCGACTCCGACAAACTTAGGCTCGTTGTCGGAATAAGCCTCGCCCATCTCATGCAGGAACTTGGTGGGGAAATTCTTCAAGGCTTCATCAAACATTCCTCGTATCGTCTCTGCCGTGTCCTTGACCTGTGCTACAATGAGAGAGTTGAGACCTTTCATCCACATCAATTGCAGCCACAACATATACATCTGTATTACTGTCGAGCCTCCCCATTGTCTTGCCTTCAGCAGTATGAGACGAATCGGTTTCCCTTTCTTCCTCCTCTCTTCCAACCAACGGAGCAGTCTTCTCTGAGGTCTTCTGAGGACAAAGCGGAATGGCAGTCCTCCTCCTTTTGGTTTGATGTAGATGAAAACCGCAAAGAAGAAGAACGGATCATACTGCATGCGAAGCCGTATGAACTGCTCAACTATCTGTTCGCTGTCCGATTCATAGTTCCGCTCTATAGGAGGCTCGCCATTTCTCTCAGCCTCCCTGTCGCATTCGTCATACAGCTCGTCAAGATATGCATCAACACTTCCTGCTTCAGCGAGCTGCTTGATGAAGGGATTGCTTTTCAGCTCGGTCGGCAAGTACTGGTCTTCAATCGGGAATCCGTCCAGATGGAAATGGAATCTCCTGTCTCCACAACCAGTACCGACAACCGGGTTGAATTCCGTGGAGATAGCCTTGATTCTCTTCTCGTTCTCTTTGAGAATCAATTCCGTGTGCTTGTCTTTCACTATCTGTCTTGGCATAATGGCGCATTTAGATAACCCCACAAAAGACCAAGTACATAACAATAGATGTGGACTCCAATTGCCATGCAAGGAAACACAAGCCCAATTGATATATATAACAATATGGTGAGATTATATTTCACCTTCTTCTTTACATAAGGTGCGATATATCCCATATAGGCATATACGAAACCACTTAACCCGATAATCGGGATATCATTTGGAAACGGATAGCTGACTGCAATGATGTAGAACACCACCAAGTCCCATCTGCAACGTATGGCAGACATACACTGGTGCAATGCCCAAAGGTTTATGAGGGCATGGAAAATATTCTGATGATATAGAGGATAAGAGAGACGTTGCAGAATGCCGCATCCGGCATATAATCCCATACCTTCATGCCCAAGCAATGAAAGGGCAATAATCAGAATGAAGGGAACATAAACCTCAATCTTTTCTTTCTTTGTTCGTAACAT